TTAGTCATTTAGATAGATTATTTTCTAGAGCATACGAAATAGCAGGTATTTCCCAGTTAGCAGCTCAGTCATTAAAACCTGCTGGTTTAGATTCTGGTAAAGCTTTACGAGAATTTAATGACTTAGAAACTGAGAGGTTTATGTCTGTAGCTAAAAGGTATGAAAAAGTATTTATAGATGCTGCTGAAATAATTATAGATATGGGAAAAGATATTTATGGGAGAGAAGGAGAATATAAGGTTAAAGCTAAAGACGGTAAATTTATAGAGACTATAGACTGGAAAGATGTAGATATGGATGCTGATAAGTATATGATGGAAATTTTCCCCACTTCTGCATTATCCAATACTCCTGCAGCTAGATTAGCTGATATTCAAGATCTTATGGCTGGTGGTTTTATTGGGAAGGAAGATGCTCTTAAGCTTCTTGACTTTCCTGATTTAGAAGCTACTACAAATATGCTTAATGCAGATAATGAGAATTTAGAGAAACTTATCGAAACAATGATGGATAAAGGTAAATATTTCCCTCCTGAGCCTTATCAGAACTTGGAAAATACTATTAGAAAAGTCCAACAAGCGTATCTAATGTATCGAGTCCAGGGAGCTAGTGAAAATCGTTTAGAACTTTTAAGACAATATATGGAAGATTGTCAGAATTTAATTATGAAGTCTAAAGAACGATCTCCATCTCCACAAGAGTTGGCTCAACAACTAGCTTCTCAAGGTGCAAGAGGAGCTGCCACGGCTGCCCTTGAACAGGGGCAAGAAGGTCCTGTAGGGCAAGAAAGTGCCATTGCATCAGGAGCATTACCTCTGGGAGATATGCTTCAGCAGGGAGTTCAGCAATTAGGTCAAGCTATAGCTGGTCCAATGCAAGAACAGATGAAAACTCAAATGACAGAAGTAGTTGAGAAGGCAAAACCTTAACATTATAATATAATAACATATAGTAGGAGCTATTATGACTGAAGAAACGAATCAACCAGAATACGGGCAAGTAGAGGGTGCAGAACCTGAACTTCAACTTGGCGATGATAGTGCCCAATCTGTAGAAGAACTAGTCAGAGCGATGGAAAAAAAGGATGGGGTTAGTGAGGTAGACGAATCTGTAGAAGTTGAAAAACCTGCAGAAGAGGAGAAAAAACCTGCTGTAGATCCTAAATTTTCTAAGAAGTTTGCAGCATTAAGTAGAAGAGAAAAACAATTAAAAGCTAAAGAAGCTGCTTATTCCAAGAGGTTAGCAGAGTTAGAAAAACGATTAGAGAAACCGGAGCCGGAGTCAATTCCTGAACCTGTTCCAGAAATTCCCTTACAAAATCGTTTAAGAGCTGATCCGCTAAAAGCTTTAGCAGAAATAGGTTTGCCATATGAAAAGCTAACTGAACTAGCTTTGAACGATGGGAATTTAACTCCAGATATGCAAATGAAGTTGATGAGAGAGGAAATAGAATCTGGATATGAATCTAAATTCAAAGAACTAGAAAAGAAATTGTCTGATAAAGAACAGACTGAAAAAACTGCTAGATATGATAGAATACAAAAAAATTATTTAAGAAAAGTAAGTGATTTTGTAGATAAGAACGAAGAAACTTATGAATTTGTAAAAGCCAATAATGCCTCCAATGTTATTTATGATGTTGTTGAGCAGCACTATAAAGAGTCAGGGAAGATTTTAACTATTAAAGAAGCGGCTGACGCTGTAGAGTCGCACTTTGAGGGAGAAGCTGAGAAACTTCTAAAACTCAAAAAAGTAGGTGCTAGATTACAAGCCTATAATAATCAGCCTAAAGAGCCAGAACAACCAAAACCCAATAAGCCAGTTACTTTGACGAACGCTCATTCTCAACAATCGTTAAATGAGCAACCTAAGCGATCACTATCAGATGAAGAGTCAAAATTAGAAATTGCAAAAATGTTGCAATGGTTAGATTAACAAAGCTTAACTATAGGAGTTTATCATGGCTTTAAATATGACAACATTCGCCGCTGCTCTAAAACAGCATTATACGGCGCAAAAAATAGAAAATATGGTCTATAAGGACAATCCTTTTTTGGCTATGGTTTCTAAGTACGAATCTTTTGGTGGTGAGAACTTGAAACTTCCTATTAAATATGGGATTCCTCAAGGTCGATCGGCTACTTTTGCGGATGCTCTTGCCAATAAAACTAACACACAATTAAAAGCTTTTCTACTTACTAGAAATTCTAACTACTCACTAGCTAACATTGATAATGAGGTTATAGAAGCATCAAAAGGTAATGCGAATGCATTCATTGAAGCTGCTACAACTGAGATTGATGGTGCTATTGAATCTGCTACTAGATCACTAGCTATTTCACTTTTTGGTGACGGCGGTGGTTCTATTGGTCAAATTGACACCACTGTTGCAGGTACTACTCTTACTCTAAACCAACCAGACGATGTTACTAACTTTGAAGTTGGTATGCAGATTGATTTCTATACTGCCGCTACTGGTGGTACTATAAGAGCTAGTGGTCCATTAACCATAGACGCTGTTGATAGAGATGCTGGTTCTATGACTGTGAGTGCCAACCTCAACACTATTACTGGTATTACTGCTTTAGATTTTATCGTTCCTGAAGGAGATTATGATCTAATGCTTTCTGGTTTAAATGCTTGGGTTCCTTCAACGGCTCCAGGTTCTACTGATTCTTTCTTTGGTGTTAACCGTTCTGCTGATGCTACTCGTTTGGGTGGGATTCGATTTGACGGAACTGCACTTCCTTTAGAAGAAGCTCTCATTGGTGCTGCTTCTAGAGTTGCTAGAGAAGGCGGTAAGCCAGATGTTTGTTTTATGAACTACTCAAACTTTGCCGATCTTGAAAAGGCATTAGGTTCAAAACTTCAATATATCGATGTTAAAGTAAAAACTGACATTGGTTTCAGAGGTATTCAGATTAATGGTCCTAGAGGGGTTATTCAAGTAATTCCTGATCAAAACTGTCCCAAAGATGTAGCTTTTATGTTAGATATGTCTATGTGGAAACTTTACTCTCTTGGTAAATGTCCTAAGATTCTTGATCCAGATGGGTTGAGATTTTTAAGGATTTCTACTGAAGATGCTGTAGAGGTTAGAGTTGGTTACTATGCTCAACTTGGGTGTAGAGGACCTGGATATAATGTAAGAATTGCACTTTAATAAATTTTAGGGGAGTCGTAAGGCTCCTCTTTCTTGCTGCGTGTTGTATAACACTCAGACTAAAGGAGAAATAAAATGGCTAGTCGAAATTTTAACAGGATACAGGCTTTAGATAAAGAGATAAAAGTTCTTTTTGGACAAGCTGCAATTGGTGGCTCAGGCGCTGCTACATTAAACGAAAGTCGTAGTGGAGGTATTAAATCTATATCTCGAACCGCTGCTGGTGAATATGATATTACTTTAGGCGTAGCAGGTGGGGACTCGGATCTATATCCTGCTTTAGTATTTTTTGATGCTATACTTTTAGATGCTGCTGCTATTGCTGCTAACGGTGGACTTAGCTTTCAAATCGAAGCTGAAACTGTATCCACTGATGGGGTAATTAAAGTTTTTGCTTTAAATAGTTCAGGTGCTATAACTGAGATTAGAAGTGGTGATGTTCTTAAGTTTGTTGTAGTACTTAAAAACTCCAACGCATCAGCAGTTGGTGCTGGCTCAATCACTTAAGGAGTATATCATGGCTAAAAAAGACGGAATGATGATTGCTATTCTAGAAGGTATGAAGAAAAAGGGTGACGCTCCTGAAGAAGAAGAAAGTGAATACGGAGAAGTAGAATCCGACTCTGATTTAGGAGAAGAGATAGAAGATTCTGATGATTTAGGTTATGATTCTGCAGTTGAAGAAATGTTTTCTGCATTCGAATCTAAAGATAAAGCAGGATTTAAAGACGCCTTAAAAAATTTCATACGACTCTGTGTGGATGAGCAAGAAGAAATAGAAGAAGATTACTAAGATAGGAGGGCTAACGCCCTCTCTCCTTTGGGGGTAGCATGGCTGCAATAACAGAAAGTGCCTTAGTTGAAAGGGTTCGCCAACGTGCGGATATGGAAGAAAATTATTTTGTTTCTGATTTAGAAGTGCAAACTTATATTAATGTAGGTTTGTCAGAACTACATGACTTATTAATACAAACATATGGGCAAGATTACTACATATCTAGTGCTTCATTCACCACCACTTCTGGTATTGATACTTATCCAATTAATGATTCTACTTCATCTTACGATATAGCTGCGACAGACTTTTATAAATTACGAGGTGTAGACGCTAAGTTAAATAGTAATGTTTGGTTTACTATTATACCCTTCAATTTTAATGAAAGAAATATTAATCAACAAGGATCTATAACAAACGTTTGGGGATTAGCAAACACTAGATATAGATTGGTAGGTGGTAATCTTGTTTTTACTCCTTCTCCTAATTCTAGTATGGATGTTAAAATATGGTATATCCCAACTGCGCAGCAATTTGATAGTGTAACTCCAGCTACTTCTACAACTACCTTTGATGATGTAAACGGTTATGCTGAGTATGTAGTAATTGATGCTGCTATAAAATGTTTACAAAAAGAAGAAAGTGATGTTCAAGTTTTATTAGCTCAAAAAACAGCTATGAAACGGAGAATAGAAGTAGCTGCTAGTAATAGAGATGCTGGTAGTCCTTTAAGTGTAAGTGATGTTTATAGAGCTAATAATCCTTTTTGGTATTCAAGGAGTACTTAATGGCTACTAAATATATGAATTTAGATTTACCTGTTCCTGGAGTTACTAAGGGTCCTACTTGGGCTACTATGATTAATGATATCTTTGTTGCTATAGATGAACATGATCATAGTTCCGGTAAAGGTAAGTTTATAGATTCTTCTTATATAGATGTTACAGGAGCTATTGATTTTGGTGACTCTTATGGTGTGAAAAGTTGTAAGTTTTTTCAATTTACTGACATATCTTCTACTGGAACAGGTGTGCCG